AAAGCTATCACATGAGCATAATTATTTACGTCAAACAGCTGACAGAGTAGTTTTAAATAAGGGTGATATGGCTGTTTTTGATTCATGGATGGGACATGAAGTAACACCAGTAAAAAGTGGTATAAGGGATGCATTAGTTATATGGGTGGCAGATAAAGAAGAATGGGACAAGTTCAATTTAATGATGGATGTTTAAGAGGTAAAATACAGGTAAGATATATGACACCATATCAAGTATATCAAAAATATCTGGCTCTTAAACAACATTTTACAAATTTAAAATATGATTACTTTACTTACAATGGTAAAGTTAGAGCATCTGAGCATTCTTTCGAAATAAGAAAAGACAAATACTTTTTTTATAAATTATCGAAGCATAAAGATGTTGAAAATTTTCTAGTTTCTAATATAATAGAAACTGGACCAGACTTTTGGGTTGGGGAGTTAAAAGAAGACGAACCGGAAGAAATCTATACAAGATGGAAAAAAAGAAAGGAATCATTAACATACACTTTTAAAGATGACCTTTCAAGACTTGAAGAAGATTTTGATAAAAATTTCGTAGTTGAAAAATATGGACATCCTCATCTCTTAAGACTTTATCTTCGTAAAGAAGTTTGTATTGAAACTATGTGTATCTTAGATATGCTAGTCAATTATAGTAATAGTTGGAATAAAAAGTTACAAAAAGACTTGATTTGGGAAGATAAATATACTATAATAAAGAAATATAGACCTTTCTTATCAATTGATACTGATAAGTTTAGAGCTATAACTCTTAATTATTTTCGTAATGAATAATGTGGATAAACCGTAAATATATCGCTATACGTAAGGAGAAAAAATATGGCAACTTCATTTGAAGCGCTCAAGAAGAACTCGGCTTCTGAGCTTACTAAACTCACCGAGGCACTTAATAAACTAGAAAGCCCACAGCAACAAAATGGACCAGATGATAGAATCTGGAAACCAGATGTAGACAAGGCTGGTAATGGTTATGCAGTAATTAGATTTTTACCTGCACCTGAAGGTGAAGATGTACCATTTGTAAGAGTATGGGATCATGGATTCCAAGGACCTCAAGGTCAATGGTATATTGAAAAATCTCTAACTACTATTGGTCAAAAAGATCCAGTATCAGAATATAACACAATGTTATGGAACTCTGGTATTGAGTCTAATAAAGACTTAGTGAGAAAATATAAAAGGAGATTATCCTTTTATTCAAATATCTACGTTGTGAAAGATCCTACAAGACCTGAAAACGAAGGTAAAGTGTTTCTATTCAAATATGGTAAAAAGATCTTTGAGAAATTAAATGATCTTATGAACCCTCAATTTGAAGATGAAAGTCCTGTTAACCCATTTGATCTTTGGGGAGGTGCAAACCTTAAACTAAAAATCAGAAATGTAGAAGGTTACAGGAATTATGATAAATCGGAGTTTGAAGAATCAGCACCATTAAGCAGTGATGATTCTCTTTTAGAAACTGTTTGGAAATCTCAATACTCATTGAGTGATTTTGTTGAACCAAGCAATTTCAAATCATATGATGAACTTAAATCTAAACTCTATAGAGTATTAGCTTTAGGTGAAAGTGCTGCTACTGAACAACCTCAAGTTCAAGCACCAGTACAAAGAGAAGTGAGTGCTCCGACTATACCAACTACATCAGCTGAAACAGAGTCCTTTGATTCATCTGATGACGACGACACAATGTCGTTCTTTCAAAAACTAGCTGAATAGCTTGTCTCTTCTGGGGTGGTGAAAGCCACCCTTCTTTACTTTGAAAATCTGATTACTGTTGGAGTAGTACCTCTTGATACTCGGTACTGTTTGGTTTCAATATTGTTGCTAAGTGCTGTAGTATTACCACCTGTATTTACAACATTATTTACATTCTGAGATACTACATTTGCAATAGATTCTGATAATGCCTGTTCATCTAAAACTTTACCAGATGATCCCCCTTGGAATATATTTACTGCTTTAGATATATCTGCTAATTTTTTATGATCTAAGTTTTGTATTTGTTTTAATTTATCAATTAATTTTTGAAGATTCTCATCTTTAAATTCTCTACCTTCTAAATTCTTTAATAAATCATCTGTTGAGCCTACAAAATCTTTAAATACTATAAGTTCTGGACCACCAAATTTTGATAGATCTGTCATTGCGGTGCCTAGTTCACTTAAAGGTTCGATAGCTGATTCAAAGTCACTTGTTGTTATCCAGCCTGTTAATTGACCCCAAATATTTTTTAACCCTTTAAATGCACCTTCTAAAAATGTATCATTTTCATCAATTCTATCAAGCCCAGTTAAATTATCAATTAATTCACGTACACCATCACCCATATAACCCATTGACTTAACTGTATCTTCATTAAAGTTTAATTTGGAAATATCATCCATACCAGCCGCAAATTCTTCTAAATCATCTGATATCATACTTAATTGAAATGAGGATAAAAAGCTACTAAAACCACCTAATAAATTAGCAAAACCCGTACCTATTAGTTTACCTTTATCAGCAAACATAACTGCATCAACACTGTTTAATTTATTAATTGTTTCACTTAACCCACCAATCTCATCTTCTACAGATGATAAAATGAGACCTTCTTTTAAGCTATTAAACCCTCCTAATAAACTACCAAATCCTTTACCAAGTTGTTCACCAGTAGTTGCAAATTTAGCTGAATCTGTTTCATTTAAATCATTAATACCTGATGCTAGTACACCGAGATTATCATCTATTAGTTTAGCTGTTAAAGTATCAAATATGGATCCCATACCGGTAAGTAATTTATTAATACCCTTACCAGCAGTTTCCATATCAGTTTCAAAACTGCTATCAATTTCTGCGTTATTTAATGCAGTAATACCTGTTGCTAATACACCTAAATTATCATCTATAAATTGTAATGTGAATGAACCAAACAGATTTTTAAATCCTGATTGTTCACTCATAAATGCTGATAATCCTCTACCAGCAGCTCCCATATCATCTTCAAAGTTGCTGTTAAGTTTTACAGTGTTAAATGCTTCAATACCTCTTGCTAAAGGTACTAAACTTTCATCAACCAACTTAACTGTTATACCAGCTAAAATATTTGTATCAACATTATTTAAAAATGCATTAATTCCATCAGCTGCTCTTGATAAATTTTCTTCATCAAATTCTGTATCATTTAATGCTTTCATACCAGCTGCTAAATCAGTAAATTGTGTTTTAGCTAATAACATTAAACTGATAGTACCACCAAAAGAGGTTGCACCAGTTAGTTGACCTAATGCATAACCTAGTTCTTCAAATTTTTCTTTATCAATATCTAATTTATTAAGTTGATCTATACCCGTTGATGTTTCTTGTAGTCCTTTACCGAATACTTCTACTGCTTTTGCTCCAATATAAAGAGCACCAGTTATGGTTGCTAAACCTAAACCTACTGCACCTAAACCTAAACCAACACCACCTAATGTACCAGCTACAGCACCACCTGCAGCACCACCTGCAGCCCCTCCTGCAGCTCTACCGGCCCCTCTTCCACCTACTAATCCAGCAAGTGTTGACATAAAACCGCCCGTAGCTTTATCTGCTTTTTCTGTTTCGTCTGTGTAAGTTTTTAATCCTTTAGTGTCTGGACTGATTACTATATCACCATCTTTCTTTTTACCTTTAGGTTGAATAGATTTTGCACCTGAATCTTCCTTCAGCTCAGTAAAATAACTACTTACTGGTTCAAAAAGTGATATTAATTTATTAAATTGTCCAATTTGTATATTTAACTTATCATTTGCACCATTAAATGATAATGCTAATTCACCCATCTCTTCTCTTAAAGTAGAGGCGAGATCATTATTACCTTCTATGATAGCTTTTTGTAATGAATTAAATGTTTGAACTTGTTTGCCTATGATACCAAAAACTTGAGACGCCGTTTTATCTCCATTCCCTCTTGGTAATGGTTTTCTCGGTCCGTTTTGTTTTTTAGTATCTTCAGCCATTAATTTTTACCGAATGCTCTTCCAGCTTCACTAATACCAAATGCACCTAATGTAACCACTACAAAAGATGTATAAATTGTATCAGAGATAACTAAATCTTGACCCATAAATGCTGTAATTAAATCACAGATACCAAAAATAGTCATTAATGCAAATGATATAAAACCAATAATTGCTTTTTCATTTACATCATTATCATCTAAAAAGATGTCCATGAATTTTCTTTCTGGTGGGGCAAGTCTTTTCTTTGCCTCTGCTGCCTCTAATTGCATTTCCTTGATAGTATCTTCAGCTTGGTCTAATTTATCAATCAGCCCCATATACTTATCTAAATCAATTTCGACTTCGTTTCTACTATTATCTTTAGCCATTATGTTTTTTCCTCAGTTCTTCTTGTTGCTTTAACCAATCAATTAATAACTCTATGTAAATATCCCTCTCAAAAGGGTACATAGCCTCTAACTCTGTTAAAGAGTATTTATGATGCTGAACAAGATTAAACTGGGTTTGATAATAGTTACCTAAGTCGTTATGACTTAGGCATACATAAAAAAATCGTTGAGCCCACTTAAAGTTTTTGTTTTTTCTTCTCCAGCAGCATTAACATAATGTAAGTCATAAGATAATTGCGGTATTTTTGCAATATATTCTTGTATCTGTTTAAAGTTCTGGGTGGTTAAAGAGTCAAAAAATTCTCTTCTTTCATCCGGACTATAATCTTTTAACAAATAGACTTCATCACCATCATCACTATAAACAGAATCAACTGCATTCGATACTAATTCAAAAGCAATGTTTGCAGGATTCTCTTTGAATATTTCATCAGAAAAATCATGATTTTCTTTATATTCAGGAAACTTTAATTTTAACCAGTACTTATCTGATATTTGTATTTTATCATTTGGTACTTTAGATACATCTAATTCTACTTCATCTAAATCCAATTCTACTTCTACATAACCTGTTTCACCTTCTACCACTTCTTTTGTTTCATCAACAATATTAAGTTTAACAATATTATTAACAGACAATGCTCGTAATTTTAAAAATATATAATCTACTTCAAAAGCAGGTAATGTTTCTAAGTTTGTACCACATACTATACAGTTTCTTAAAACTGTTTTTACTGCATCAACTATTGCAGTCATTTTTTTCTCGTTTTGTGCAAAAAGTAAAAGCTTTTCTTCTTTTACCGTAAAAGGTCTTATTTTGATTTTCTTTTTACTGTAAGGTAAAAACACCTCTGTTGTGGGTGAATCAAGTTTTGGTAAGCTCATTATATCTCCTAATCAAATAAATTTAATAATGTTTTACCATTATTAATCACATTCAAAGCGTCTTGAACGCCTCTTGGTTTTTTAATAGATTTCACTATTTCAGCTGCTCCTTTCATTTTAGCAATAAACTGGAATAAATTTAATCCACGTTTTCTTTCACCACCCTCTGCAATATCAGATGTAGATGGCATCATTGTTCTATATGATAACTGGGTTTGTATTAAAGCAATTTCATTATTTTGTTGCCAGCCATAATCGATTGAACCAATATTTAAAATTGCACAGTCATAAAATTTGTATGTTAAAATAGTTCCACCTTTAGGTTCAAAAACTTCTAATGTTACATCCATAGCATAATCATCAAAATATCCAGTTTCACCAAAATAAGAAGCACCACCATCAGGCATTGGTACTGATCCTATTTCACCCGCATTAAGAGCATATTGAGCATGTCGTTGTGCCCATTTTGTTAAAAATTCAATTACCTGATTAGTATTATCTAGAAAAAATTCTAAAGATAAAGCCTGAGGTATATAACCTGTTGTTCTTCTTTCATTAGGACCAAACCCTTGTCTTTTAAATTCTGTTTGTGAAAAAGCAAACCCTGGCATTGTAGCTCTAGAACAAAGTATTCTTGCTGCATCTAAATTGCTGGTTGTTTTAAATCCATTAGACCCTCTTGGTGGTGAAAATGTTACCATAAACAAATTAGGTACTTGAAGTCCTTGAAATTTATCTACTTGTGATCTAAATTCGTTTACGTTAAATTTTGCCATTCCATTTTAACCTTGAATCTTCCCAAACTTGATTTACGTTTGGTACTTTTCTGAAGTCTTGTAAAGGTAATGATATTACATACTGCCATTCTTCTGGATGTATTTTAATCATTCTTCCTCTTATATGATTATTTAGGTACTTTTTAATACATGCTTTATAATAAAGCTTACTTGTACCAGTTGATCTAACTTTATCATAATCAATATCTAGATAAGTTTTATCAGTTAATACATTTTCATCTCTAAATTCTAAAAGCTGTTTCATAAAAAGCCCCCGTTCTCTATAGGGTAAATAATGAAAATTTAACCCTAAACAGTAAGTTGGAGTGACGTCTATAATTGCTGAAATAGGAAATCTATCATAATATGGCAGTGAATTTTTATTTTTATTTTTTGGATCATATTTAAATAAAAAAATATCACCTGGTTTAAATGGTAGTTCTTTGTAATTGTCTATTAAAGATTTTCTTCTAAATAAGTTATCAACGATGGGTAAATCAGCATCTTCTGTTTCTTTTGCTTTTTGTTGAAAGTATAAACGAGATTTATTTGAACCGTCTTGAATAATACCATCACTAATAGCTTGGTCCATTAATCTTTGAAATATAAAATTAATAGCCATTATTTAACTCCTAATTGATCTTCAGTCATTATTAAAAAATCCCAACCCCTATCTTTACAATATTCATTTGCAGCTTTCCATTTTGCTTCATTAATACCGTATGTACGCACTTCACGTAAATATTTTTGAGTGGGTATTTTTCTATTCAATTTTTTAGGGGGGACTGTTTGTATTTTAGGTTTTACTTCTATGACCGATTCTTTTATTTTACCGTTTATTCTTCTTTTTACATAAAAATCAGGAAAGTATCTATGACGTCTACCGTCTATAGGGCTTTTATATGGTATACACACTTCTTCTGAAGCCCAATTTAATACATCAGGATGATTATCTAAATAGGCCATTAGTTTACATTCCCATAGACTTCTATAAATAATATTCGCAGGGTTACCTAAATACTTAAAAGTATTTTTGGGTTTAAATCTACCTTTGTAAGCCATATAGAGATATTTATAGTACGGAAAAAATATGCCAATATCTAAATTTAGAAATTTTGTTAAACCGCCTCAACAGGTTATTAAAGAATCAAAAGAAGGAAAACAAATTAGTCAACTTCAATTTCCTTCAGACTTAGCCGCTTACGGTTTTTTAATTAATTTTGAAGAATATTCTTTAATACAACAAAATAGAAGTGCAACCACTCAGATCAATCTTAAAGACTCTATAATGCTTCCTTTACCAAGAGAGATAAGACAAATTTATTCAGCTAATGTTAGAGATAAGGCTATAGGAGCCTTATCACAATCACTTGCAGCTGCAGTTTCAGAAGGTGCACAAGGAGGAGGAGCTTTAGACTTTTTAGGTGGTGTGTTTGAAGGTACAATTACTGAGGTAGGTAATGAATTTAGCGGTGAAGCACCAGACGTTGCAAACTATGCTGGTGGTTTAGCTCGACCTGGCGGTACTGTTGGTAGAGGATCAGCTTCAAATTTTGCAACAGGAGTAAAAAATTTATTTGATAAAGCTAAAAAACCTTTAGCTGCTAAAGTTGGTAAATCACTTTTACCTGATAGTATAATTACTGCAATTGAAGCTGGAGCAGGTGCATTATATAACCCTGGACAGACAGCAGTATTTGAAGGTGTTAAATTAAGAACACACTCCTTCAATTGGAAATTAGTACCAAGAAATAAACAAGAAAGTGAAACTATAAGAAAAATAATTTTAAAAATAAGAAAATCAATGCACCCTGAGATGTCTAGTTTTGGTGAAGAAGGATCTTTCTTTTTAAAATATCCTGATGTTGTTTCTTGTGCACTATTAGTACCTGACCCTAATAACACTATATTTTATAAACCTGGATTAATAAGTAACTTTACTGCTAGTCATCAAGATGGGGATTCAGCATCATTCTTTCAAGGATCAGGAAGCCCTGTTGTAACTAATTTGCAATTAGATTTTACTGAAATGGATATCATAACTAGAGAGGATTTTGATTTAATAGACGGTACCGCAAATGAAGAGGGACAATAATGAAATATTTTGAAAAATTTCCCACTATTGTTTATAACAATGTAGATGTTAAAAATATAATTTCTAAAGTAAAAATAGTTGATCTTTTAGATTCTTCTCCATTAGCTTATATGCCATATGTTTTAACAGAACAAGACAAACCATGGACAATTGCTCATGACTATTATGGAGATGTTGAAAGGGTATGGTTAGTTTATTTAAGTAATAATATTACTGATCCTTACTATGATTGGTATATGTCAACATACGATTTTGAAAAATATTTAAAAAAGAAATACGGCTCTGTCGAAACTGCACAATCAAATATTGAAGGTTACCAAGATTCAAGAGGTGTAAAATACTCTAAAGAAACATACATTTATTCAACAGATCCAGATAAAGCTTTGTGGACACCAATTTATAGTTATGATAGAGAAAATCAAGAAAATGAAAACAAGAGAGAGATTAAATTATTAGAGCGTAATTTAGCTGCTTCTGCAGAAACACAATTAAAAACCCTTTTAAATGTTTAAAAATTTAGCACAACCTGGATATTATTCTTACGATGCTTGTACCATAATAGATGATGAGAGATCTCGTGTGCATGATATATCAGATATTATAAAAGGGTTATCTATATCTGAATCAGTTCATAAACAAAATTTATCTATTAATATAACATTAAGTGATCAAGCAGGTTTATTATCTGAAGCAGAATTATATGGCAATGAAATTATAGTAATTAGTTATAAAACACCTAACTATCATAAAGAAAATAAATTACGTGAGTTAGCTTTTAGAATTACTGATATTCAAAATGTTGAATTTACTAGTAATTTACAAGGATTGCAATACCAAATAAGAGGGGTACATGAACTATCATATATTCAAGAATTTGGTGATGTAAGAAACCATTTTTCTGGTAAAATAAGCGATGCAGCTCAAAAGATATTTGATGAAGCTGTAGGGCTAGCAGATAATCTTAATAAGCCACTTGCTTTAAAAGAAAAATGTACTCTTGATAAAGACGAAACAGACGGTAATCTTGATTTTATTATACCTAGTGAAACACCATATGATTCAATTACTTATCTAGAAAGCTGGGCTTTTAGTAATGAATCAAAATCTAATTATTTTATGTTCTTTCAAACCCCAGATGATTTTAAATTTAGAAATCTTTCATCTTTAATTAAAGACGGAAAAGATAAATTAAATGATGCATTAGATTTAAAAAATAGAACATATTATTATGATTTATCAGAAGGTACAACAGCTTCTAATGCACAGAAAAAATTTAATTATTGTTATGATCTTGTACAATTAAATAGAAATAATTTTTACTTAGGTGCTAAGGATGGTGGGTATCATAATGCTGTTAATAAAGTAGATTATACATTTAAAAAAGTTACACGTACAACTAAAAAAGTTGATTTTAAAGAATTAAATTATTTTAAAAATGATGGGTTTTTAGCAGGTCAAAAAGCATTAGACAGTTTTTTAAAAGAACCAAATACTACAGACTGGATATATCATAACGGTGGTCAGTCTAATAGTATCGAGATGGCCCCTCAACATCATACTAAAATGATATTAAGCTATACATTTTTTAATAATATGATACAAATTACTATTCCTGGTAATAGTGATTTACAAGCAGGTGAGGTAATAGTATTAAGAATACCTGCAGTTCAACATATGTCTGAAGGTGAAAAGAAATTAGATAATACATTAAGTGGGGAATTTTTTATTAAAGATATTAATCATGTGTTTACACCACAATCATATGTAGATACATTAACATTATGTAGAGTAGGTGGAGATTGGAATGCCTAAGCAGTTAACAAATTATGAAAAATTTCAATGGCACTTTGGTGTTGTTGAAAATAGAATGGACCCGTTGCAACTTGGAAGAGTTCAAGTTAGGTTTTATGGTGTCCATACTGAAGAAAAAGATAAGGTTGAAACAAAACAACTACCATGGGCTACCCCCATACACCCTATATCTGGAATAGCCACATCTGGATTAGGAGGACCTTTAACTGGTATAGTTGAGGGGGCATGGGTCGTAGGCTTTTTTGCAGATGAAGGTTCTTATCAAAAACCATTTATATTAGGTGCAATAGCAGCAATACCTACAGAATTACCTATTACTGAAAAAGGTTTTAATGACCCTAATGGAATTTATCCTAAAAATATAGATGATCAGCATAATATAAATGAACCAGATTTATCTAGATTATCAAGAGGTAAGAGTGCAGAAAAACATGTAATAATGTTAAAGAAAAGAGCATCTAAAATAGAAGGTGTTGTCACTGCTAAAGCCCCAGAAATTACATTACAAGATAATAAAGGCGGCGTAGATTACGAAAACGTAAAATGGAATGAACCAGAACCAAGAGGACATAAATCTGATGCTGATCCATACCCATCTAAATTTCCATTTAATAAAGTTTACGAATCAGAAGGCGGTTCATTATTAGAATTAGATGATACGGTTGACGCTCAAAGAATTCATACCTATCATAAATCAGGTACCTTTGAAGAAATACAACCCGATGGAAGTAAAATAACTAAAGTAGTCGGTTCTGATTATGAAGTGGTTATTAAAGATAAGAACGTTCTTATCTCGGGTAATCTTAATATTACCGTAAACGGTAATGCAAAATTCTTTGTTAAAGGGGATAAGTACGAAGAGATAGATGGTAATTATTTTTTAACAGTACGTAAAGATAAAATTGAAAAAATTGCAGGTAACCATTTAACTGAAATACTTACAGATAGGGCAACACAAATAAATGGTAATAATGCAATAAGAATATCTGGTAATGATATTACTACTATAGATGGTAATGAAGATATTACTGTTGGAGGATACCATAACGAAACAGTTACAGGTGATATTGATTTAACGACTCTTGGTACAAGAACTACTACAATATTTGGAACAGATAATACTACTTCTGTTGATAGTATGAATCTTGGTACTGCTAATAATTTAAATATGGCTTCAGGTTCATTAATGAAGTTAAAATCAATAAGTGATATGACTATTGAAACAGAAGCTAATCAATTAATAAACGTTGTGGCTACTCAAACAATAACAGCAGCAACTCAAGATATAGATGCTACAACCGGTACAATTGATTATAATACTGGATCTATTGATGTTGTT